CTTCAGCATCGCAGGGAATCGAGAATCACTCGATGATGCGCGAGGGAATTTATCATTAACATTTTGTGAGATAGCCAATGCAATTGATTCAGTCAGAGATGTACCCGCAATTATCTTCTGGGAAAACGTGCCAGGAGTCCTCAGTACAAAAGACAATGCTTTCGGCTGTTTCTTGGCTGGACTCGCAGGAGAGGATGGTGAGCTTAGGCCATCAGGGAAAAAATGGACAAACGCTGGTTGTGTGTTTGGACCAAAAAGAGCAGTCGCGTGGCGCGTCCTCGATGCCCAATATTTCGGACTGGCCCAACGTCGCAAGCGTGTGTTTGTTGTCGCAAGTGCTAGAAACGACTTCAATCCCGCAGAAGTTCTTTTTGAGTTCGATGGCTTGCGCAGGGATACTGCGCCGAGCAGAAACTCGCGGGAAACAACTACCACCGATGCTCAAAGCGGCATTGGAACATACAACAAACAACGCATAGGTGAGTACAGCACAGATGATGTTGCAAGCACCTGCGCTGCGCGTGACTATAAAGACGCGACTGATTTGGTTACTTATGGTATTCATACTGATGCTTTTAGCACAGGTAAAAACTATCACGCACGCCCAGATGGACATGGAAATCATTTAGGTATATCAGAAGAAACAGCTTATTCATTAACAAGAGCAGCAGTTAATGCAGTTGCTTATAACATCACTTTTTGCGATGCCAATGGTACAAGAAAAGATAGACCAGATGGCGGGTTGTATGTCAATGAAACCGATGTTTCTAATGCCTTAACGAACGCTGTTGTCGGTACTAATGTTTTGCATACCATGTCTGACGTAGCAGGCACACTTGATGCGTCATACTACAAAGGTCAAGGTTCACGTCAAGGTGGTGAGCGTGAGTTTGTAGCACAACAAATGGCAGTACGCAGATTAACACCAACAGAATGTGAACGTCTGCAAGGATTTCCCGATGGCTATACGCAAATACCTTGGCGTAAAAAACCAGCAGTGGATTGTCCTGATGGTCCTCGCTATAAAGCATTGGGTAATAGCTGGGCAGTTCCAGTGGTTGCTTGGATTGGTGAGCGTATACTAAAAGAATTACAAAAATAAAAGTTGACACCTCAAAAGTGTCAGCGTACAATTGACATCGGCAACTTAGCCACCACAACTTAAATTTAAAAGGATACAATCATGAGTGCTAAATTAAAATTACAAAACGTACGTTTAAGCTTCCCAGCTATCTTTAGAAAAGCTGTGTTTAATGGTGTAGAAACCAAGTATGAAGCGACATTCTTAATGCCTAAAGGCTCACCTCAGCACAAGCAAACTCAAGATGCGATTGATGCATTTTTAGCTGAGAAGTTCCAAGGTAAAACACCTAAAGGTTTGAAGGTCACCTGTTTCACTGACGGTGATGACAAAGACTATGATGGTTATGAAGGTCAAATGGCTTTAAAAGGTGGTAGCACTAAACGCCTTTTAGTTATTGATAGAGACAAAACACCTTTAACCGAAGAAGATGGTAGAATTTACGCAGGTTGTTACGTTAACGCAATCATTGAGTTCTGGTACAGTGACCATCCATTAGGTGGTAAACAAATTTTAGGAAACTTATTTGGCGTTCAGTTCGCTAAAGACGGTGACGCATTTGGCGATAACAAAGGCGTCACCTATGACGACTTTGATGAGCTTGATGACGAGTTCTAAGTAGTACTATGCTCTGCACCATTTTGGTGCAGAGCTATCAATGAAACATCCTGTACCTCAATTCTAGGAATGTTCTTGCTACAGATACACTCAACCGCAGGGTGTTTCATTGATAGTTCTAAGTAACAAATCTCTTATTAACTAAGCAATTTATCAATAGGCTTAGTTCTATCAATCCAACCTCTAAACTTTCTTAAACGAGCTTAGAGGTTTTTTAACATCTATCTATTATAAGGACACTCCTTATGGCTATCATGAAATTTAAGTACAAAGGCTATTATTTTAAAATAGAAGAATATGGTTGGACTGGTAGTGTTACTAAAATGTACGCTGAGTATTATCAAAACTTCTTTTTATTTAAGATCAAAAGAAAAAAATTTTTAATGTTAAATGTGAACTATAACCATATAGTTAGTTTTCACCCATTGTCTAATGAGATGGCAATTCGTTTTGCTAACACCACCATTGAAAAATTAAAAATATTTATTTCAGAAAATAAAACTCAACTTGATAGTTGGGATTAAATTATAAGGACACCTATTATGGCTATCATCATTGACACAGAATGCTACCAAAACTACTGGCTCTTCGCTGCGCTTAACACAGAGACACATCGTGTACGTCAAGTAGAAATCTACGATAACGCGTCACTATCTGAAGACGACATCAAACTCATACGCGATACAATGAAGCGCGAAACAGTAAGCTTCAACGGATACAAGTATGACCTTCCCATGATTACCGCTGCGCTGTCTGGCTACAACACAAAAGCTCTACATAAGTTCAGCACTGACCTTATTATGTCTAGCTTTCCAGCTTGGCACATCACGCGTCAACGCGACCTAACCGTTGCTGACTACAATCACATAGACTTAATTGAAATCGCTATCGGTCAAGGAAGTCTTAAAGTGTACGGTAGTAGACTACATTGTAAAACCCTGCAAGATCTACCTATAGAGCCTGATGAGATTATCTCACCGGCTCAGCGTGAGCAACTCAAAGTGTACTGTCGAAATGACTTAGAGTTAACGCAGCTTCTATACACTACCCTATTACCTCAGATTGAACTGCGCAAATCAATGAGCAAACAATACGGCATCAATCTTAATTCTAAGTCTGATGCGCAGATTGCTGAAGCACTCATCAAGTCTGAGATGCAATCGCTCTATAAGATACCTGCTGCAAAGTTCAAAGCGAAAAGCTATCCGCCTAAGTTTAGCTTCAACTATCGTGATCCTAAAATCATCAAGTTCAAATCACAACACCTAAAGGATGTGTTCAATCGATTACTCACTGAGAAGTTTACCATTGCTGATAGCGGAACACTTGAATGCCCTAAGTGGTTAGGTGAGCGTATCACTGTAGGAACAACAGAGTATCAGATGGGTATTGGTGGTATTCACTCCTGTGAGAAAGCGCAGTACATTAAATGTGAAGAAGACTATCATTTAGAAGACGCTGATGTAACGGGTTTTTACCCAAACATCATTATGCAACAAGGTCTTTATCCAGAAAACTTAGGGGTTAAATTTTTAGAATTATACAAATCAATTGTAGCTAGACGTGCTGAGGCTAAACGTAGCGGTGACAAGGTAACTGCCGACACACTTAAGATAACGACCAACTCTGGGTACGGTAAGTTCGGCAGTAAGTACAGTTTCTTATACTCACCTGAGCTTTTATTGCAAACTACGATTACCGGACAACTATCTCTCCTCATGTTAATTGAAACACTTGAAGACAAAGGCATTAAGGTAGTTAGTGCTAATACAGATGGTGTGGTCATTTATTATCATAAAAGTAAATTAGAGTTAGTGAATGAACTATTATGGGACTGGGAGCTTCAGACATCATATCAATTAGAAAAGACTGAGTACCGAGCAATAGCCTCACGAGATGTAAACTCATACCTTGCAATCAAAACAAATGGCTCATACAAAGGTAAAGGGATCTTTGCCGGAGAGTCGATTGGAAAGAACCCCGATGGTCGCATAGTCTATGACGCAGTGACACAACGAGTCATCAAGGGTACACCCGTTGAGCAAACTATCAGCGAGTGTAAAGACATTGGAAAGTTCATTAGCTGTCGTAGAGTAACCGGTGGGGCTATCTTTGATGGTGAGTATCTCGGTAAAGCCATTCGCTTCTATCACAGCAATACCCCTGCTTTGCAAGATAAACAATTAGAGTACAAGAAGAACGGTAATAAAGTTCCACTGTCACAAGCGTGTCGCCCATGCATGGTACTTCCTGATACATTCCCTGTAGACGTGGACTTAAATTACTACATTACAAAAGCAAAAGAGTTATTAGAGGATATAGGTTATGTTAGAAAAACAAGTTGAGAAATACTTATGCGATAAAGTCAAAGAGATTGGTGGGCTATGTGAAAAGTTCACGTCGCCGGGCAGACGCAGTGTACCTGACCGCGTGGTCACATTACCCGAAGGTAACGTAACATTTGTAGAACTCAAAGCACCAGGAAGACACGCAACACCAGCTCAAGAAAGAGATCATGAAAAGCGTAGAGCGTTAGGTGCTAAGGTTTATGTACTCAACTCAATCAAGCAAGTTGATGCATGGATTGAAGACGTGACGAGGATTTACTGATGCTACATAAAAGTAATATGCACAAGTATCAGTTCCACACTGTTGACTTTATCAAAGAAAAGAAACGCGCCATGCTATTACTCTCTATGGGGATGGGTAAGACCGTGTCTACACTCACCGCTATCAGTGATTTAATAGACAGCTTCTGCGTAAATAAAGTGCTTGTAGTCGCACCCCTGCGTGTAGCAAATAGTGTATGGAAGCAAGAAGCTGCGCTCTGGTCACATCTAAAAGGTCTACGCTTTCAGATAGTGACAGGGTCGCAGCAAGCTCGGCTCAAAGCCCTACAGTTTGATGCTGATGTGTACGTTATCAACAGAGAGAATATAGAATGGATTGTCACCCATTACGGTAAAAACTTTCCGTTCGATATGGTGGTACTTGATGAAAGTTCATCGTTTAAGAATGCTGGAAGTAAACGATTCAAAGCTATCAAGAAGACTCTCCCCTTTGTTAACTATATGCTACTGCTCACTGGTACACCTTCCCCCAACGGACTGCTAGACCTGTGGCCACAATGCTACCTCGTTGACTATGGTGCATCACTAGGTAAAACCATGACGGTATTCAAGCATCGCTTCTTTGAGACTGACTTCATGGGTTATAAGTTCACACCAAGAGAAGGTGCTCAACAGCAGATTGAAAAGCTAATGAGTAGCTACACCTTGTCTATGCAAGCAGAAGATTATCTTGAACTGCCTGAGCGCATCTACTTGTATGAGACGGTGATCTTAAGTAAGTCAGTGCTCAATGACTATAAAGAATTTGAGAAGAATCTATTCACTGAGATTGAAGGTCATGAAATAGAAGCACTGAGCGCAGGGGTGCTTGCCAATAAACTTTTGCAGTACGCTAACGGATCACAGTACACTGATGAGTTTCACAACTACGTTGTGACTCATGATGAGAAGCTTGATGCACTTGCTGAGCTGATTGATTTAAATGAAAGCGATAACATTCTTGTTGCGTATAACTATAAGTCTGATTTGGAAAGGCTTCAGAAAAGGTTCGGCACTGGTATCCTTTTAGATGCCAAGCAATCCACCATCGATAATTGGAATGCTAAAAAAATAAAATTACTATTTGCCCACCCCCAAGCCTGTGGTCATGGCGTAAACATTCAGCATGGTGGCTCACTTATTGTCTGGTTCTCACTGAACTGGAATCTTGAGTATTACCAACAATTCAATGCTCGTCTTCATCGGCAAGGGCAGACGATGCCGGTAAGAATTGTGCATCTAGTGGCAGAGAACACCATCGATGAGCGTGTAGTTAACGTGTTGAAAGATAAAGACATTTCACAATCTTCTCTCCTAAAAGCACTGCGCTAATAAAATAAATGTCAATATTTTATTGACATAGTTACGATTCGGATTTAAACTATTTTCCGAGTTCAACAAAAACCTAAAAGGATACAACGATGAATGACTTTGATTATGACTATGATGCAAGTTACGAAACAGATTATGACCCAGATGATTACCCAACAGCAAAAAGACCAGCTCACTGGTTAACACCAGAGCAAGTGCAATCACTGGTAGAAGAATCACAACTAAAAACTTATTTGGAGAAACAAGATGGAAAAGCTAATTGATATCTTAACATGGCTAGATGAAAGTAACGCAGCTTACTTATTGATGATACTGTTATTCCTTGCACTTGCCGCTATGCAAAGTGCTACACAAACTGAAAACACAAGACTGCGTAAGATGCTACGCAACGCTGTACTGGAGACAAAACGATGAATAAAGAAGCTAAGTACATAAAAATAGTAAACGAGTTGCTCAAAGATTCAATGGGTGATCCCGCTGATATGGCTGAACTTTCTATCGTATTTCATAAAGGATTAGCCTCACTGTTTATGATGGTAAATGATGAGGCACAAGAAGAATTGATTAAAGGTATAGAACCATTAGTTAGAGAGAATATGGATTTTATACAAGACAGAATTGATAATAAAAATAAATTCGTAGCATAAGGAGTTACACATGAGCGCAACATTAGTATTAACACTGTCATTCTTAACGATTGACACCAACATAGATAAGAAAGGTCGCACGACAGCTCACGAAACGATTGCTTACACTACGAGTGTAATCCCCTACGACAGCATGACGGCTTGTACAAATGCACGAGAGGAATGGCAGTTTGCAGTAGGCGCATATCAGATGAGCAAAAGACCGACTCGTATCATCACTGCGGTGTGTAATGATTCAGCTACGGGGACAGTGCAATGATTAAAGAAGAAGCTGTAGGAGCTAAACCTTTTTATCGCCCAGGGGACGTAGTTACTAATATCTACGGAGATAAAGGTGTAATAGTAAAAGCAGAAATTGTTATACACGGAAGGAATTATGACTGGAGGGACGAAGTGCCAACGCTTGTCGGGAATGGATGGAGACCTAAATACTCTGTACAGTGGTTTACTGATTCAGGTGGCAAAGATTACGCGCAATATAAATGTGCATGGTGGGAGGCTCACGAGTGGGCAGATGTAGAGCTTGGGTTAGTTCATAGTAAACAGGAGGAAGCTAATGACAGCCATGACGCTTAAAGAATACTGTGAGTTGCATAAGATAGCGAAGACTACGTTGCTGTTTCATTTGGAGAAGCTAAAATTCCCGCCGTGTGGGTCAGTACAAGTGAGTAGGCGTAGACCAAGTTATGTGTGGAGTATAGACAACTTAAACATGGCTAAAGATAGAATTAAACACAGGATGGTATCACTATGAAAGACAATTTTGAAACGGTAATGCTGGTAATATCATTTGTTGTGGGGATGTGTGGAGGAATCTTAATTGATGAACTTGTACACCGCAATGATGAAACAGTAATCAAAACAAAAATAGGCGAGTTCATGATACGAGACCAAAAAGTATATGGTATCTATGAGATTCAGCGCAATGCGCAAGGTGATATGGTGGTGAGATGACAAAACAAGAAATGTTTAAACGCCTTGAGATGGCGCAGAAAAACAAGAAAGAGTTAAAGAAAGTGAAATTAAAACTGCTCGCAGAGATACAGCAACTCAAGCTGATGCTCCGAGCGATGGAAGAACAAGAGGTGTTAGATGGCTGAGATAACGTACTGGACTGTAATTGGAATTACTATGGTCTGTTTTATGATTGAGTACACAAAAGGGGATGACAATGACCTTAGATGATTGGGTGGCACTTGTTGCCTATGTAGGGTTTATTGGCTTATCAATGAGGATACTATGGACAAAGTTAAAAAGGTAGAAGCAGTAACGCCTGTGCCTAGCGCAGTGAATTGTAAGCACGCCCATTGGCGGGTGTATCAAAGTCGTGGGTATCGTGAGTGCGACAAGTGCAAAGAACAACGCCCTATTTTTAATGACATAAGACATCAGAGGTAAGTATGAATAATAAACTAAGTGATGCTGACATAGAAGTTGTTATCTCTATAGCCAGAGGATACATAAATACAGAACATATGGTAAGTCATCTTACAGAGGAACTAATAGAGTGGAACGAAAACAGACGAATACATCGTCACGCAAAAATACTGGCTAGGTATGCGGAGGCAGCGGCTAGAAGGTATGACCCTTGGATAGAGTTTGAGTATAACTCTAACGGGGACTGGGAACCGATGACTCACGAACAGGGGTTTTATTCAGAGTATGACTACCGTTGGGTTAAGGTTGCGTGAATCATGAGCGGTGAGAACATAGAGTACAAAGAGCGCATAGCGCAAACACGTTTGTTTATAGAGACTTGCGTTGATAATTACCCTTGGAAAACTGATGAAAAAGCTAAGCAGTTTATAGAAGGGATGATGTATGCAACAAGCTGGATTGAAGGCAAACCCCCTCAAACTATACGGATGATGAAAAATGACACACAAGATTGAACAAAAGATTACAGGATACAAAGTAGTAGACAAGGATTCCTTGACAACTGAACTACCTGTAGATGTAGAGAAGATGCACGAGCTACTGCCCCGACCAGAGTATCTGCAAGGGACAACGTATAAGATTAAGACACCTCAGTCAGAGCACGCGCTGTACATCACGATTAACGATATGGTGCTGAATGGTGACGAGCGCCACCCCTATGAGATGTTTATCAATTCTAAAAATATGGAGCATTTTCAGTGGGTGTTGGCATTGACTAGACTAGTGTCAGCAGTTTGGCGTAAAGGTGGCGACAGCTCGTTTTTGGTTGAAGAATTTAAAAACGTATTTGACCCAAAAGGGGGTTATTACAAACGCGGTGGTGTGTATATGCCATCGCTCGTAGCAGAGATAGGAACAGTTATCGAACAACATCTGGTTGCAACGGGCGTGATTAAAGTCGAAGTGGATGAACATCAACAAGCGTACTTGGGAGCTAAGAAAGAAGAAGTTGGTGAAGAAGGTTTAAAGAATGCTGAGTTATGCACGTCATGTAATACCAAGTCTTTAATATTGATGGATGGCTGTGTTACTTGCGTAAGCTGCGGCTTTTCGAAGTGTAATTGACGATGTATATCAAATGTGGGTGATTTATGAGTAAAGAAAGAGAGTTGTTAAAAAGAGTGCGAGATACACTGCTCGAACTAAAAGAAACTCATTATGATTTGTACTGGGATATACAAGCTGAACTAGACCTAGATGAGCAAGTGCCTGTGGCGTGGATGTCAACAAAAGGAGAAGGCGGTCTTACAGATGATAGTTATTATGCTAACCACAAAGATTATGTGCCACTCTACCTAGCACCACCAAAACGTGAGCCTTTGAGTGATGATGAAATTTTCAACATTGGATACAATGCAGGATTCACTCTTGACCATGTTAAAGATGATGTTGGTTCTGTCTACGGCTTTTTAAACGAGTATGGTTACATTGATAATAATCCATATTTTAAGTTTGTCAGGGCAGTAGAAAAAGAACACGGTATTGGAGAACGATAATGAAAATTGAAATTAAGAAGTTAACAAAGAATGTAGTTATTCCTGCCTATGAAACTTTGGGCAGTGCGGCAGTAGACTTAAGAGCTAACATCACAAAACCGATTAAGTTAGATTTAGGTGAGGTTGCGATGATACCGACAGGTATTGCAATAAATATCCATGACGTAGAAGCGGCGGCTCTTATCATGCCTCGTAGTGGACTTGGACATAACTATGGTATCAAGTTGGGTAACTCGGTAGGGCTTATCGACAGTGACTATCAAGGTGAGCTTAAAGTTAGTATTAAGAACACAGGTAACGGGTTGTATAAAATATCCCCACAAGACAGGATTGCACAGATGCTTTTTGTTCCAGTAATTCGAGCAGAGTTTATAGAGGTAGAGGAGTTCAGTAGTAGCACTGAACGTGGCGAGGGTGGCTTCGGGAGTACAGGGAAATGACACCTGAGCAATATGTAAAAGAACAACAAGGAATATTGCGCCAATTAGCATGGTTAATCAATGCCGCTAGAATTGGTGAATTGCATACTTTAAAAATAAAAGAAGGTAAAAAATGAGCTTATTAACAAACGAACAAATTGCGGAATTGGTTGGCATTGCTAGTAACCAATCAACAAGTAAAGATTTATATGAGGAGTTTCATGAATGGAACGAAAAGAAAACTAGTGAATTGCTAGACGCTTTAAAAGAAACTAGAGAACATTTGGATTATATTAGCGAGTGGGATATGCCAATAATAACCAAGCCTGTCATAGATAGATGTATTGCAATATTGGAGAAATAACATGGCATTATTAACAAACGATCAGATTATGGAATTGGCTGAACTTGCTATTAATAAATCACCACATCTAAAATTATTTGATACATTTCACGAATGGAACAAAAAGCAAACAGGTGTGCAAGTTAATGTAGATTGGGATAAATATACTAAAAAATCACAACATGCAGCGTTTAGACTTCATTTTATCATAGTAAAAGATGGTTTGGAATTATGGTCAGACAGCAAAGAAACGATTTTAATAGATAGACCAGAACCAGTAATCACACCACACCCACACGCAGAAATGATAGCTAAGTACGCAGAAGTGGCACAAAGACGTGTTGACCCTTGGGTTGAATTTCAAATCACATTTGATGAAGATGATGACTGCTGGAGTAGTTGTGTTGATGAGCTTAGATTTCTTGTTAATGGTGGAAGACGTTACCGCCACATTGGAGAAACAAAATGATAGCAACAACAGCTTACATACTAATTAGTACAATCATCTCACACGGTGAGATTACACAAACATCAGCTATTTTTTCAGACAAGGTATCATGTGAATCAGCGGCAACACGACAGGACTTTGTTCTTAAATCTATGGGTACTCACTTTACTCGCTGGAATTTAACCTGTCATCCTTATCAGCTTACTGGAGAGAAGAAATGAATGAAGAAGAATGTATGGATGTAGTGATGAAGCTCTTTTATAGTCATGGGTTAGATTTACGGAGACTTATCGAGGCACTGCAAACTATTGAGGGTATATACCTAAGTCAAGCTGAAGATTACCCAGAAGCATCACCACCTAGAATACGCATAGGCACAAGAGAAGGCACTAACGAACCCTTAGTGGTTATAAGACAGCGACTACATAGCTTTAGAAGTTTTGATAATGACCTAGGTCTTACTGGTTTTATGACTCCTGAGGGCAAGCAACTAACATTTAAAGGTGAGAAGAAATGAAACTAAAAGTTAGTGAGGATGAGCTCTACCCCATATATGATATAGGTGATGGGTTTGGTAAAGAAGTTGAGGTCACTGAAGAGTTTTTTAAAGAGTTTACAGAGGTGATGGATAAGTTCTGGAATATGCAAGAAGCATTACGCTTGTTATATGACAGCGTACCTGATGAGAAATCTCCTTATACTTTTGGTACTATGCCTGAGTTTACGTGTGATGAGGTGGAGGAAGATGAGTTTGATGAAAGAGGTTTACTGATATATAAAGTAAAAGATAGATACAACTTCTCGTGGGAGGACAAAATATGAAAGTAACCCTAGTTCAGCACACGCCTAACCCAGAAGAACATATCGGATTACTTGCAGGAATATGCTACGGTAAGACAGGTGAACAATCACCAGAGCAGTGTATTAAGAGAGCATATCACTGCGTAACGAAAGGACATTTATCAACACTACGTTTTGCTCATGCTACGTTTTTGATTGAGGATATTAGCCGTATTTGTTCACATCAGTTTGTTCGCAGTAAGCATCTTGATTTCTTGCAACGTAGTCAGCGATACTGCAATGATGAACACATGAAAATGATTATTCCAAATAGTGTAGATGACATTTATGGTGAACAAGCAAGAGCTTATGTAACCGCTGCCGTTAATTTATATGACGGCTTAATTGAAATGGGGATTAAAAAAGAGGATGCAAGATTCTTTTTACCGCAGGGGATAGGCACAGAACTTCTTGCAGTAGGCAACTTCCAAGCGTGGTATGACTTCATTAAACTACGTAGTGGTAAAGAAGTGCAGTGGGAGATACGCGCAGTAGCACATGAAATTAACCGTCAACTACATAGCATTGCACCTAACATCTTTAAGGAACTAGACGATGAATGACTTTAGACAATGCGAAGAGTGCGGTGTTAAAAAGCCCGACATTCTTTTTGCTAAACTGAGTTTAACTTGCAAAATGTGTATGCATCAAATGGGTATGCAAAATGCAATTCAAAGACGTAAACGTAAAGACGAAAGTTCATTAGATAACAAACTGTGCAAGAAGTTTTTAAAGATGCACATCATTAAACCTACAGGCTGGGAGCTAACACTATGAAAGACAAACCAAAAACAATTTACAATGCCTACACACAAGGTCAGTTTTATACAGGCGATTCTGTACATAATTCTCTAAAAAATGAGCATGGTGACACCTTTGCTTACTGGTCAACTCAGCCTTCTAGTAATGAGGACATGGTGAACTCCCCTCCCCACTATGCAAATGGTACAATAGAATGCATTGATGCAATGGAAGCGATGCTTACGCCAGAAGAGTTTATTGGATATCTAAGAGGTAATGCATTTAAGTACATGTGGCGCTTTAGAAACAAAGGAAAAGCATATGAAGACTTGCAAAAATCGCAATGGTACGTAAACCGTTTAATATTACTATATAACCCAAGATGATTACATGGTCTGACTTGGTGCTCCCACCAATTAATTTATGGTCGCTGCCAAGTCAGCCCAATTTAACGAGAAAGAAAAAGATGGCAACAGAAGAAGGTAATACAGACCTCGCGGCTTATCATGAGGAGTTAATCCGAGAGAAGGCTATAGCCGCTATTAGAAAAAAAGCGGCAAAGATGGATATTAGTAACCATGACGGGCATTGTTGGAACTGTGGTGAATTTACCGGTTACGCAAGAAGATGGTGCGATGCAGACTGTAGGGATGTTTATGAAAAACGATAATGAGATTAAACCTCACATCAGAAAGATTCATAACTTTTGGGTGTGTTACAGTGCATGGGATACGATACCTTGCACAGCTGACTCACCAGAAAAAGCTTATTACCGATGGTTAGTTAAGAACCAATTACATTTAGAGAAGGATAGACAAAATGCCGTATAAGAATCCAAAAGATAGAAACTACAAAAATGAACATGAGCTTGAAATGCAAAAGCCTAAAGCAAGAGAACTACGAGCTGATCGTCAACGTGCAAGACGTGAGATGGATAAAGAAGGTGTTGTTCGCAAAGGTAAAGATATAGATCATAAGAAGCCACTTAGCAAAGGAGGTTCAAATACTAAAGCTAATCTGCGTTTAATTGCTCCTGAGGTGAACCGTGCGTTCTCTCAAGCTAAAGGTAAAACTGTTAAAAACAAAGCACCAGGTAGTCGCAAAGTGAGTAAGTAATATGGCTAATAAATTATTCATAAGTGAAGGTAAGTTTTATGTAGTTGCAGCGTCACAGAAAATAGTTAAACTCCCCAATGATAATCACCTAGAGGTTGTCATCATCGATGCCGCACCAGAGTTTACTGTAAAAGCGGGCAGACGCTCACACTCACTTGCTGTCGTCATGGCTAACAGAGTTGACGGTGATGTGTTCTCATTTACGGTAGATGAAGAATCTATATTTGGAGATGGGGTTCACAATGAACAGAAGTTAAAGGCGTATCTTGATAAATGCTATAGCCATTCTTTACCTATATTTGGCGTTGTAACGCGACTTAATATCGTATCTGACGATGTGTATGCTTATGTTGCTTTCTCGGCTGTACGCGCTTTAGATGAGCTAGAGCATCAAGCTGTGCTCAAGCAACGCAAGACGCAAGAATGCGCAGACGCTGTGGGCACTAGTATCACCTCTATCCCCATTGGACTTGAACATTTAAAAGACGGTGAGACTGAGATAGATCGCGCATCATCGTTTTTAAATGAAAGTGTTTTTAACTTTGTCAAAGCTAACAAGCATCTCATTATTATCTCAAATAAAAATAAACGTAATACCGTACTTGAGCAAACAGTAGTTAACGATGTAGCTGTTGCACGTTACGCAAAAGACGCAGGTGTTTTCTATATTGCTGTAGCGCAGTTTGATGGATGGTGCAGGGTTAATGACATTGACTCTGCTGATGTTATTGATGCAGCTAAGAAAGAAGTGGATGGCGTCATTAAATTAGTCAAGGTTGACATGACATCGTCTAATGGTGTAAAATGCCTTCAAATTGATTTCGACAAACTATCTATTGATGAGTCGGCTTTGTTGGTTTGAATTGTGTTTCATGTGTTACTCCTCTCCTTTGTACCCCACAGAACTAAACTGCCTGTGGGGTATTTTTTTATCTACTGTCCTGTGGCTTTTCTGTACATATCATTACCAATTTTGGCTTTTTGATTTACCATTTGAGTGTACTTATCAATTAACTCTTTACGTCTTTCAGGTGTAAATCGAGTGTTTGGAGCAGTCTTAACAGCATTAATCTGTTTATTCAAATCTCCAATTTCTTTCTTAATACGATTCAAATTAGTTGATACGTTGTAGAGTGCTTTGTTATTGCCAGAATTGATTAACTCGTTATATGCTTCACGGTTTCCCGCCTTTTTATACTTTTCAGCTTGAGCGTGAATCTCATCAGCACGGTTAACTTCATCATAGAAATCCGATTTATAAACGCTTTTATTTGGATTAGGAATCATATTTCCAAATAGTACAGGATTAGACCAAATATCAGTAGAGGGTCTTTCTACAATCTCATCGTTTATTTCTGGAAGGACATTATCCATACCCCACATAGTCACCCCTACGAGTTGCCCACCAAGACCTTTAGCAATGTATTCAATCTTAGCAGGGGATAACCCAATCTCAGCTCCACCATGTTTACTTAACCAATCGGCGGCTCTAGCAACTCGGTTCTCACCTCTATTCGCAACAGGTTGAGTTAACTCGGCTGGAGTCTCTATACCACGTCCAGTATGAAAATTGTAATTAGTAATCACCTCAGCTGGTATTTTTACAAACGCTGGTATAGGTACAAGCGTTTCACCAATACCGGCGGGAAGCATACCTTTACCAAGTGTAGTTGCTGATTTTAAAATCGCATCCCCTGCTCGTGTACCTGCACTGTATTGCATCATCATTTCAGGTAACCATTTTATAAATGATAATTCTTTTGGCAGTGGGATATTAACAAAATCATTATCACCAGTTCCTGTTGGGAATGGTAATGTATCATATGCGCCTTGCGCTTGATACTGAGCATTGTTTAAGAAATAAAGCGACAATGCACCAGCCATAAACCCAGCAGTAGCAACTTTGCTTGCGACTTTTCGTCTAAATGCTTTTTGCTGTGCTTTAGGTACCCCTGCACCCATAGCCGCTCGTCGCATTTGTTCAATACCAAATATCTGTGATGCTAAAAATGGCATCACATATTTTAGATTTTGCATAGCTTCAGAATTACCACGCATAGCTGGCATAAATGATTCACGAGCTTTCATAATAGCGTAGGTATTAGCTTGAGCATCTGTATAATTAAAATCTTTTTTAGCTTTTTTAAAAGCCATCTCATAGATATTAACTTTAGTTGCAGCGTCAATGAGTACGTGAGTTTTATTTAATGCGTTAATTACTTTAGTTTTACCTTTAGAAAAGGATCCTTTTTCAACAGCCCCTTTACCAATGTTTTTAATAAACTCACCGTGCTCACGAGGATCCACTGTATTGTGAATAACACCAATCACACCAGCTGATTTTAACTTTTCAGTAATTTCTTTTTTACGCCCACTCATTGGTGAGATCATATACTTCATTGTATCAACTGGGGTCACCCATCCTAAATCATTAGTTAAAGAGGCTTGAATTGGATTTCGTATAAGCTCAGATAGCCAAAATTTAGGTGAGTTTGTATTTGCTAAAGAAATTAAACGTGATGTTCCGCGAGCAAGCTTAAACAATCCACCAAGCTCATTATGAATAGTCACCATTGCTGGGACAATTGAAGGATCATCAAGTTTATAGAATACACGTTTACCGTTTTCCATAACGGCAAAATTACCACGCTCAAACTTCTTAGACGCATCTACTTTATGAGCGTTACCTAAATGAGTTAACTGTTCAGCAGCGGCTTTCTTACCCTCATTAGCCATAACAGCGAGCGTACAGCTGGTAATATGTTTAGCCATGTTTTCCCAAGCGTTGATAGTATGCTCGTCACCCGTTCTTTCTCTAAACACCTTAGTCATGGTGTTGCCAACTTTAATACCTTCAGCTTTTTCAACACCCATGTGACTCATCACTTCTTCATTAAGCACAAAATTTGGCATATAGAAGTCAGCTGTACTCCATTCTCTGTGTTGTTGAGGTGAAATTAAACCCGATTTGTAAAGACCATCTACATTAGATTTATTGAGCGCGTGCCAAGAGTTGAGTGCGTCACGAATTTCTGGGTGTTTAGCAACTAACGCATCAGCCATTGCAACTTCTTTAGTTAAAAGAGAAGGATCTTTTCTATATTTCTCTGGTAGCTTTCTAGGATCACGTTTAGCAAGTGACTGCTTATCATAAACAAACGCGGCATTTTGAAAGGCTTCACGTCCCCATGAACCTAACTTGTCCATCTGATCTTGCATGGTTTCAAGCGAGACATTGCGGGTATGCCCGTTACTCATCTTAACAGGTACTTGCATCACACCAACTGTACCGTCATCATTAACTTTGTACATACCTGTTTTAAAGATATGATTCATCTTGTTCATCGCTTGTGACATATCATGTAGAAGTTTATCTGCTCGAAACTTCCCTGCATGAAAGTAATCTGGAAGATTCTCATCTAACGTCTTAGTTAGACCGTACAAGTTATCAACATACTTTTTAACAAACTCTTCTGTCGTTGTTTTCTTTTTCTCTTCCTTCTCTGGTCGCTGCATGGTATTGCCAGTTTCAGATAAGGCTTTGGCTTCATCGGGTATGCGTGAATAGCGGATATCAGTTTCTTTTTCAGGTTCGTACTCATGTCTTAAACCACCATTTTCAGCATAATCATAACTAATTGGCGTTGCATGAATCACATTAAAATTAGCACCTTTCTCAGTATCAAAATCTTGACCCTTAACTAAAAGTTTATTTATAAATTCTAAAGATTGACCTTTACCCATATCAAATACTACTGGTACTTTAGTAATACCTTCATTTTGAAGAGCCATCATTCTATGCCGACCTTCATGGCTATCAATTTCAAACGTGTTACCTTTTAAACTGCCATATAATGTAATTGGTTGAGTTTCATCAGCCATTTCTTTTATATTTAAAGGTGTTGTTTCTTTTTCAATTCTTTTTAAAAATTCTTTTGTAGTAGTCGCTTCTAAAAAGTCTTTTGGAGAAACATAAGCAACAAATGCTTTTGTTTTACTATCATCATTTGTATAAGCATACTCTTTTAACAAACGATTAATGCGCTCTTTAGATAAATATAATTGTTTTTCAACTACACGAGAATAACGATTCTCAGCTTTAGATGAAGAACTACCTAATACAATAGCGTCTTCTTTAGCTACACCTTGAGATGTATAAGGAGTAGTTTCTTTACGCTGTTCTGGTGTGAAATCTTTACGAGCTTCAACACCTTCTTTTTCCATTTTAGTTGCACGGTCAAATGCTGATTTATCTGCACCTTTTGCTTTTTTACCAACATAAGAATAAGCTGTACCTTCTCTAGTAGTACGTTTAGCTGACTTAGCTTCATGACGTATCGCTTTCTCAGCAAGATGACGCAAGTCATGTTCAGTGGCTTTTAAATTAGCACCTAAGTGTTGACGAGCAAAGTTGCGAATAGCCGCTACGATGCGTTTAACAATAGGTAGATTAGGACTATGCTCAACTAAGTGAGCTACTATCTCTTCAGCTTTTAAATGATCCGGTGTATCGCTAGGGACTGCTTTGCGAGCTTCTTCAAAGGGTTTACCCGCTTGGGTTAGCACTTGCGATTTAACATTCTCCCAAACTTTAGGACCAAGCATTTTAGCCATACCCGCGTGAACACCTACCTCATGTAGGAACACACCATGTAGGTTTTCTGGGGTTAGTTTACTTGCCACAAAGTGAGCAACACCTTCTGGGGTAACTAAACCTTTAACTGTTTCTGGAGAAATTACATCAGAAGGTAGCGTTTCATGTGTATCATGAAGTACCGCTTTGCCACTGTCCACCATCTTGCGCATTTCTGGTGTCATGTGCTCTTTTAAAGACTCTACGGTATGACCTGTGTCATTTTCTGACGGTGTAGTATCTTCATACACATGAGTATTATCTTCAGGTATTGTTTCTTCTTGCGCTACAGGTTCTTGCGTAACTGTTTCTTCTTGCGCTACAGGTTCTACTTTCTCAGCCTTTGGGCGAATCTCTTGTTCAGTATAAGGTACGCGCTCACTAGGTGCTTCTGGATTCCAATCGGGACTTTCTTTTGCATGCGTATCTAAAATAGGACCCATATCAGCTTGAGTGATTTCTTGAGCGCCTGTTTTTGCATTGGAGTATTGGTCATATACAGTTTTTCGACCTTCAACCCCTAAATCTCTAAATTTAGGTAACTCACTTTCTTTAGACTTTTTAACATACGCATCATACGCTTTAGCCGCTGGAACAAGTTCAGGTTTTAAATCCTCATAAGGATGCTCAGGCTTAGTAGCTTTCTTGTATAAAGATTCAGCTTGTTTAGTAGGTACAGGTTCACCCGTTGTTAGGTGTGGAAAGGTATGCTCTTCTTTAGAGGTAAGTGTACGCCACTGCGCTTTAGACTCTTCAGGGATGTTCTCATAGGGATGAGCTTCTTCACCAAAGGTGCTATGCCAAGCTTCTTTTTCAGCTTGCATAGGTTTTTGAGAAGGTCCAGCAACCTCATCAAACGCTTTGATGACTTTCTTAGTGGGTACAAGTACCTCTGGATTCTTCTTATCGGGTGTTGAGATTTTATTTAATTCATCAATCTGACTAGAGAATTTAACTTTAGCCTCATCGGGTAGATTCTCCCAACTAGGGGAGTCTTCATCTGCACGGTCAGTATGCACACGCATATCTTCCCATACCGCAGCAGGGTCAGCAATTTTAGACTCATGAAAAGGTGTTGTCCGTTCAGTCTCAGCTTGCTTAGCTGCTTGCTCTTGAGCTAAGTTTTCTCTAGCCGCAGTGGCTTCTGGTGTAGCACCTATATCAGATACTCTCTGCTCTGCTTGTTCTCTAGCTACTTTCTCTGGGTTATGACCCACTGCGTGTAGTGCGCCAAACACTGGAGCTAAAGGTAGGTTCTCTTTAAATCCTTGCGCTATATCACCAAGAGATTGTTGCTCTTCACCTGTACCAAGACGCATAGCCGCTTCACGACCCGCCATAAAGGTAGGTACAGTCACTGCATTTGAAGCTGTGCCAGCCGCAAAGTCACGAAGTAAGTTTAACTTGGTACGCTCATCAGGTATTTTATCTAATGCCGCTCTAGCAGCATCTTGCTCGGCTTGATGAATAGCCGCTTGCCCTTCAGCCGTGTTGATTGTCCCATCAGCCGTACGTTTTGCAGTTTCAGCTTCTCTAGCTAATGTTGCTTCTTTAGCAACCATCTCTTCAGCGGCTTTGGCAGTAACTCGACCTGTTGCTTTTTCAACTAATCTAGCGGCACCTTTACCTAAAAGACCTGTTCCTGGAACACCAGCAACGTCTAGTGCAGCTGTACCTATACCTGTTGCAAAGGCTCTTTCTGGTGATAACTCTGGATTACGCTCACGCGCTTCACCTGTGTTTGCAAGTGCTTGAGTCGCAGCTAGACCTAAACCACCAGCTGTACCAATCGCACCCATCGTGCCCGCTACAGGTAATGCCGCCATAGCTGGAGCGAAACCAGCCATACCGCCTAAAGGCTCAGTGACATTTCTAGATAACCATTTAGGAGTAGCTCCAAGTAGACCGTCCTCAGTGTTGGCTTTATCAACCTCTTCTTGCGTAGTCTCTTCAGCAAAATGTGTTTTATTGCGTTTAGCTTCCTCAGCTTTGGCTTTCATCTCCTCAGCTGTTTTCTGCATACCTAGAAGCTCTGCTCCAGTAGACACCCCTTCTTCTACTTTAGGGATGATATCCTCTAAAGCTGATTTTGCGTGAGGCATGAAGCCTGTACGCTCTTCGTGTACTTTTTCATTAGCAATAGGGATTAAACTATTAATAATTTGATCGTATGATGCACCATCAGATAAAGCAGCATCAAGATTAAAATCCGTTAACTCACTTAAACTTTCAGCTATTTGATGGTCAGATGCCCCATCGGCGCGTGCTGCTGCTAAATCAAAAGATGCCATATCTAATCCTTATTTAAAATAATTTTTTACGTTGTAATTTGGATTACCTACATTTACTGGAGGTGCAACCTCGGTGTCAGGTGAACTCATACCGTATCTTCCCATGTGATATTTTTCTCGAGCTGCTCTATAATTATCAATTTGCTCTTGAGAAGGTAATGTTAATGTTTTTGGATCTTGCTGTTTAGCAAATTGAGTAACCTCCGCATTAACTGTTCTTGAAATATCAGCCATCTGCTTAGTTTTTAACGCTTCTGATTTTGAATCAATAATAGCTTGATTATTACGACTTTTACCGGATTGATAATACTCAGCTTCAGCCCCTTGGAGGTTACCTTTATTTTCAGCTTCAAATTTTTTCAATTCAAATTCAGCAGCGTCTTTTTTGTAATCCCACTTAGCTTTTTGATTTTCTTTAGCAACCAACATATTAGCTTTTTTATTAGCTTCAGCGCTGTCCCAACCATGCGTTTTAACAGCCTGCTCATGAGCATACTGCGCATCTTCAATTTCACCGCGTAAATCCATAAGTTTATCGGAACTTTTGCTGAGGTCTTTGCGAGCTTCACCATAGGCTTTCAACCCTTCACTTGCCCCTGCACCAATGTTAGCAAACGCATTAGGAGAAGTCCCCGCCATTGTAGACAGACCCGCTTGCATCAGAGCCATCCAAGGTGATCTGTCTTTCTCTTCAGACAAGTCAGCTTCACGTTTAGCAAGTCTTGCTTCACGTTTAGCCATATTAGGATCTTCACCTAAGTAGTCTTGAAGTCGTTTACCTTCATACTCTGGTGTAGTCTCTTCTTGGGTGTAAGGTTGCTGTTGCTCTTCTGGAGCAGATGGATATGCCAAGCTTGCAATACCACCTGTTGGGTTACCTTGCTGTGGGGCTGATTGTTGTTTAGCTCCAACTGAATCTCCGCCCCCTGACAACATACTTTGTATTTTATCAGGGGAATAATTTTGATTATGCTCAACTTTAGCAATAACAGATAAAATCTTACTTCTTTCAGCAGGGTCACTTAAATCAAATTTTTGACCTGGTTTTGTACCAAGCATTTTATGACCAATAGCCGCGTAAGCTTCTGGGTCATTATCACCATCACCTTTAGGTGCCCATCTACTAACGACATCTTCCAAGGTATCAATGCCATGTTTACGGCCATATATTTCTAAATTCTTATCCCCTGCATTAAGAGCATCTAGGTGTGATCTGAATTTTTGAAACCCTGTGTCTGCACCAATAGGTCTAAGTCCAACGATATTGTTGTCAGTAGAGGGTATTGCTCCAGGTATATCCGAACCATCTTCACCCATCAACTCTGGATCAACATAACCTCTTTCTTTAAACGCAATAATCCCACCCTGCGCGTAGTCGCTCTCATCGATACCACTAGGTAGCGCATCGATACCTTTAGTTTCTTCACGAGATGACGGCACTGGTGTCATCTCTTCGCGTGGTCTGCGTGCCATGTGTTCTTGCATGACATCATTATGAGCAGCGTCTAAGATTTGCTGTGCTACGGGAGGTTTAGGTGCACCTTGTTGCAACGCTTGTTGCTGCGCCATCGCTTGCTTTTGAGCCATTGCTTTTTGTAGCATAGGAACTACAACGTAGTCAGGCACACCGTTTTGCCGAGCTTTAAGCAACTGGTCAACTGAGTACATAGAAGGGGTATTCATCATCTTATTTTCCTCCTTTCATCGCGTTATATACCGCTAAGTCACCAATACCACTACCTTGAGCTTTAGGCTTTTTAATAATACCACCCTTCTTCTTAAACCCACCACTAGCACCGTATAAACCTACCCCTGTTGTAGCTGCCCCTGCTAAATTAGAAAGCACGCTAGGTGCAGGGGCAAACGTACTTAAATTACCTGTCTGCACACCATTAAGTGCATTAGCAACATTACCCATGATTTCCCAAGGATATTTCTGTTGGTAGTCGTTATAGCTAATTGCGTTGTTAATGGCTTGCTGACCAAGTGCTTGCTGCTGTGCACCGTAGGCGTTTTGCATCCCTGCAATGGATTGTTGCTGTGCTAACTGTTGATTACCAAGTGACGCCAATTGTTGCCCCGCATTCCCTGCAAGACCATAGCCAGCCTGTGCACCTTGAACACCTTGAAGTCCGGTTTGAGCACCTTGTATTGCTTGTGCTTGTCCTGCAAGTCCAGTTTGAGCGCCTTGAAGACCGTATTGACCCGCATTGGTAGCCGCACCTACACCAGATAACCCTACGCCAGCACCTTGCATACCTTGCGCTGTGCCAGACAGTTGAGTATTAACGCCTTGAAGCCCTGTGTTAGCGCCTTGTATGCCTGTTTGCAACCCTTGTAGTGATAAGTCTGAGGCTTTACCAATGTTAGCTTGAGCATTATTAAACGCTGTGTTGTAGCCTTGACCAATAAGGTTTGCTTGCGCTAATTTGTTAGATTGGTCATTGAGGTTATTCTGCACCATTTGACGACTACCGCCATACGCTCCTTGTTGCGCCGCCTGCGAGTTAGCTTTTTGATTGGCGATATCATTTTGCTGTGCCATCAAGTCTAACTGAGGTTGCAACGATTGTTGCAGGTAGGGGTTCATGTACTGGTTAACAGTTGCATTGTCTGTTATCTGCTTGGCATAGTCTGTCCCTACCCCAGCGGCTGTATTCCCATAACCAGCACCTTGAGCACCATACGCCATACCACCTTGAACGCCTAACCCTTGACCGGTCACCCCTGATACAGCACCTAAACCACCGTAGTCCAGCGCGTTATTCCCTAGAGCGTAGGCGTTTTGAGACGCTGTATCCGCAGCGGCGTTACCAATAGTAGTTGAGTTAAGCCCTGCATTATATCCAGCGTCTCCATAATCCATTGCTTTAGACGCTGTGTTAAGCCCACCCGTAGCAGCAATATTAGTTAAGTCAGCTGCAGTTTGATTCTGTTCAGGTAACTTCATATTAGCCGCAGTAGAGTAAGACATATTCTGCAAGCCTGTGGCACCCTGAGTCATTCTGTTAGGGTCAAACTTACCTGTAGCGGGGTCAGTGAGAAAACCAGCAGGTTGATAAGGTGTAATCCCTGTAGGAGAGAATGTACCAGTACCTGATGTATTAACGCCTAAAGACTTTAAACTATCCGCAATACTAGTACCGCCAGCAGCATACCCTTTAACCTCCCCCCCTTTTGCGTAATTAGATGTTTGAGGTTTCCAATTGCTGTCTATTTCTGGTGCGGGTTTTCCAGGGTTGTCCTTAGACGTAAACGCTTGCTTTGTCATTGAGTTAAGTAGCACTTCATAATAAGGAGCAAGCTCTTTAGGGATATTACGCTGTTGCACAGTCGTATTTTGACCACCCCCGCTACCACCACCGTAAAATGTCGGTACGACATAAGTAAAAAAATACTTTTTAAAACTTTTAATAATCATATTGATACTTCCAGTAAGGTACTGCGAGGTTGAAAGTCAAAGCGTTTCCAGAGTCTAACAATAGCTGGGCGTCCGTACCCTTGAATCATTGTAGCTCCGCGTGCTTTAAATAAATTTTTTAATTGGTTAAAACTATCTTGGCTGGCAATCAGTCTACCGCCTACTGCTGTGATAAAGGCAACACGATGCAGTGGGTAGTTAATATACGAGATAGTTGCAGCCCCTCTCATTACGTTATCCTCATCCACAGCTACAAAAAGCTCCCAATTACCGCTGACAAGATAGCTTAGTACATGGTCGTCATTATACGTCATGTTAGGTGAATTCTCACCACTCCCTTCCTGCAACCCAGCGATAATGTGAGGTCTCGCTAAAGGCCATGTCTGTTGCACAAACTCAAGAGGTACTGCATGGACGGTTATCATTACCGTGATGGGTCTTGAGTTGCTGACCAATCAGCCAAAGCTTTTAGGGACGGGTCCGCTTTCAACGCATTTTGAAACATCTCCCCATTTCTCGTTTCAGGGGTTATGTAGTTAGCTTGCGTGTATGTGGGTGCTACTTGTTGGTTAGCTAGCCCTGTGTTTTGAATGTTTGGTGTACCCGCCGCACCAGTGTTAGGCGTCAGTAGAGATGTGATAGGTGCCCCAACCCCCGTTACGTTGGTATTCATATTATCCGCAGTAGTAAACCCACCAACATTAGGATTACCCGCTATACCTAAAGGGCCTTGTCTCTGCTGTGTTATAGCTGCGTCTAATTGAGGAGTGTATAGTTTACCAGGGGGAAGTAGAGTTGTGTTCTGTACAGTACCATCTGGGTTTTGATTTAGTAAACCTGCACCTATTTCCGCATCCGATTTACCTGCTACCCCTACAGCCCCAGTATTACCAGGTGCAGTATTAAATGTAGTGTCTGTACCGCTGCCAACAACAGTAGGGTTTTTAGATGCGTAAAACAGCTTATCAAACTCAGGCATAAATCTTTGCGTTGGGTCAAGATTATTGTCGAGTGCAAAAATAAGTCGCTCCGAATCTTCTTTTCCGCGACTACCGCTAAATATGCCCCGTGCCACTTCAGCCGCTGCTGTTTGTTTTGCAATTCTATTCTGAGTATCAAGTTGGTCTGCCGCTATGCGCCGTGCCTCCAATGCAGGGTCAACTACAGGTTTAGGTCCCCTGTCTTTAGGCATTGTTTCTGCTAACGCTTGATTTATCCAGGCTTCTTTCTCAGAATTAGATATATTAACGAGCCCCTTTTCAATGTAACTCCCCCAGTAAGGGTGGTTTCGAAAGGTATCATTAAACGTAGCGTCAACCGCATTGTCAATATATTCCCCAGTCCCATATGGATTTCTATAAAGAACTTGCCCATATATGTCACGGTCGGGTTGAAATCCTCCCGATTTCTTACTTTTACCCCCAGTCAGAGACGTAATACCACCCGCATCAGCAGTAGCTTTATCTGCTGCGGCTTTACCTGCCGCTATCTTATCAGCGGTAGCTTGATTATCTGCAAGGTTAGGGTCAACTACTGTATTACCCCGCAATAAGCCACCTGGGTCTAACTGCACAAGTTCCGTTGACGTATCAATAGTTGGTATAGTTGTAGTGGGGATTTTCATCAGGTCAGTATCTGCAACCCAAGGACTATTTATAGCGCTACCATCAGGATTAGTTTGGTAAAGGTCTATTAAATTAGGACTAAGCGATGAGCCTTTAGTGAGTTCGTTACCCTTAATCATACCTGCAGAGTTCTGTAGGTTTAGTAAATCTTTAGCCGTAGGGTTATCTTTAAACGGTTTGTTTAGGCTTGCTAACTGCGTTGATGTCATTGCAGCCGGCTGTCTTGATTCAAGAGAGCTTTTATAATCTGAAGCAAAGGGGTTTTTAGCAGAGCCTAATAAACTGTATAGGGTGTTGGTATAAGGAGAGGTTGCTTTCCCTAATGGGGATGCTTTATATGTTTGTGATACTTCGTCAAAAACAGGGGCGTGATACTCACCTTTATCTTGAGTAGCGAACTTTTGTACAAACTCAGACATATTTTCGGGTTGTATTTCCCCGCCATTATATACAAAATTACCATTAGCATCTTTGAAAGTGCCTACAGGTAGAAGACCATCAATCCCTTTAGTCTGTGTGGAGGTAAACAGAGCCGTAGCACCCGAAGCTATTTTATCAGGGTTTTTTAAAAGGTCAGAAAGTGCATTAGCTTTGTCAGCGTCCGATTGCACCAAATAGTCAGAACCTTTTTGCGAAGTTAATACTTTTGAAGCCACTTTAGAGAGTGTATCATTAAACCCTTGAACCCCTAATG